TATCTGTTTGGATGCCAGCGGCTTCCGCTTCTGCGCGGACGGTTTCAAGAGCTTGGGAATTAAAATCACGGGTAGAAATTAAGGCGTTATTAGCATCACGCCTTTCTGCAAATACGCGACCTTCACCGGCTTTGATTTCCTGAGCCATTACAGTCTCACCAGTCATCTCAACCTGCGCGCCTCTGCCCATTCCGCTGGCGTAATATCCGTCAAGAATCTCGGCCATTACTTCAGCCTCTTTCTGATTTCCGACTTGGCGAATATTGTTGTAAATTTGATCTGCCGATTCTTTTGTTTCGGTTGTGATCACGTTGCCGTCACCCGTCTGCACTTGCCAACCTGTAGGCGTGCGAACGACTTTGACGGTGTATTCTGGCGATGTCGTGTCTTGGAATGCCTCAATATTCTCTTGAGCCTTAAACCGAGCCTTCAGCCGATCCGTTGCCGCCTGAATGTCTGGCGCTGATGCTTTGGATTTGCCGACAAACTCCTCGCGGAATAAGCCATCGACTTGGCTCCAGTTGCCAGCATCGGATTCAGTCTTGATCTTGCTTGCAAGCTCTACATTGACGCCGCTCGCAACCATCAAATCTAAATCAGAAGCAAGTTTGCGTCCGCTTTTAATGTCAGAAATAGACGTTACGCCTGCGCCGATAAATGAAAAGACAAGTGCAGGTGCCCACGTTTCAGCCGCCACCTTGCTAAAGTCGGGCATTCGATTTTCCCAATCAACATCTGGCATATCAGCGGAAAGCACGCCTAGGAGTTCTTGCGAAATGAGAGGAGCGGCAGATTGCACATACTCCTCTGTAATCTCGCCAGCGGTGCCAGTAGCAGCACGCACACTAAGATTTCGCAATGCTGCGCCAGTGCTTGTCGTTGTTGCCTGAATCCACTTGGAAAAGAATGGCAGCTTCACTTTACCGAATGGAATCAGCGCCGTGATCGTTTCGGCGGCGGCAGAGACAGGGGCAGAAAGTGCAATGGATGCCCTTGCCTGCTTCAGCGATAGCTTTGGGTCTTCCATCATTGCTTGTGCCGTTTGAGTGGCGTCAAAATAAGCCACGTTTGCAGCAAAACCCATTGCAGGATTTGCCACCGATACGGCTGACTGAGGAATCATTCGCGCCAAATCAATACCAAGCTGAGAGAATACGCCGTCACCTTTGATCGGAGATATTTCTGAATTAGCTACATCTCGCACCATTTGAGTTAAAAGCCGAAACTCATCTTGCCTGTCTATTTCCGCTTCCATCTTCTTAGCAAATCCCATCTGCCCAGATTCCTGTAATGTCGCAACCGTATCGACAAGCGCGGATTCACGCATTGCCGATTCGATGGATGAACCCATTTGCTCAGACATTCGGCCCATTGCGCCCGCAAGTTTTGACAGATAGCTCGCTCGTTCTTCAACCGTAGCGCCGCCAGTTTTTCCGATGGCGTTAATGACAAGCGCACGATCTTCAACAGGAACTAAAAGAAGCGCATCTGCCGCCTTTTGAAATGCGTCAGTTGTCGGCAACGCGGATTCCATCTCTTTACTGAGAGTGCCTGCTACATTGTTAATCATGGCCCGATACGGCGCAACCCTTGCTGCTACGTTTCCATAAAGATTAGAAGCCTCATTCACATAACGATCACGAATGCCTCGCGTTTTAGATACGCCAGTAAACGCTTGAACTTCGTTCAGCGTCTGTGAGAACGAGCGGCCAGACAAAGCCGAATCAAGGGCAATGCTTGTGGCGTTGTCAGATGTCTGGATGTGCGAACGAATGAGATCGTGAACCGTCTCGTCGCTCACGTCTTTGGCGTTCGGCATCTTAAAGAATTCTTGAGCAAGCGCATCCTTTTCAGCCTGCCAAGTTGTTGATCCTGCATTAATATCGCTTTTTGATGCTTGGCTCATCCATGCGGAAACAGCAATATTGCGATTTAGCTTTAGAGCATCCTCGCCAGTCGGAATAAGTAGGCGGTCATTAGTTGAATCATCTGGAAACTCATCGTTTAGAATTGCTTGGCGAAGCGTGTCTTGTGGCGTCATAATTAAAAGCCTAACTGAATTGATTTGTAATCAGGAATTGGAAGCAGTGACATGTCCATATCTGGATTGTCTGGATTAGGTCGAGCCATTGGCCCAAATCCGCTCTGAGCGGCTGGAATGTAAACGCTCTTTTTGACCTTTACATAATCTTCACCCAAAACGTCGGAGACAATTTGATTGATGTTTTTTGTGTCCTTTACGTCTTTGATTCGCCGTGAAACTTCGCCCATGCGGTCAAAGATACGCTGCTGAAATTTCATCCACTCGGAAGCTTTGGCGGGATTTAATTTTTTATCGGCACCGCTGCCAGTAAAGAATTCAGCTTCTTTACCTTTCACAATTTGCAACAGCATATCGCGAGCCGTTTTTTCTCCATCTGCAATGATGCTTTTATCTTCGCTGCCAGACATTTTAAGCTGCATCGTTGCAGCTAAGAGATTGCGTAAATGAGGAGGCGCTTTACGAATACCTAGAGCAGCCTTTGCCATTTTTACAATCTCGCCAGAATCGCCTTCTTTTGCCCTTACAGCATCAAATTCGTCAATCGCTGCCATTGTGTCCAAGTAGAACCTAGCCTCTTGCTCTGCCGTCACTGGTACGACTTCATTAATTTTTGCGCGAGTTTCTGACAGTTCGCCCGACTCCATGTATTGCGATGAGAAATCGTTTCCATCAATAGCTTCACCGTTCGCTATTCTGTTTGTAAAGTTAATAATGTCCTGATTGGCATAACGTTTGCGAGCCATAGATACATCATTTTCAAGCTGCGCTTTTACTTGCGGCGTAAGGTCTGATTCACTAATAAGTTTTCTCGCTCTGCCTAAATCAACCGGCAATCCATCAGTCCCATTAATGCGAGTCGTAACAAGTGACTGCAACTCGCCCATGTCAGCTTGCTTCAGAGCAAGATTATAGTTCTCATCATCAAGTCCGCCGAGCTTGTGCTGTTGATCGTAATTTGACTTCAAAGAAAGCCACGACTCACGATCTCCTTGATTGCCAAGCCGCATCAATTCAGATTCTTGAGAACGAAGTGAGTTCAGCTTTGACGCATTTACGGCATCGTCAATAACCGCATACTCCAACGCTTTAGCTTCTGGAGTAATGAACCCTTCCGATTCCATGAGATCCACATGCTGCTTGTAAATGGTAGGGTCTTTTGATTTTATCGCCTGCATCCTCGCTAGCTTGCCAGTGTCTTCCATCTTTCTTCCCGCTTGCTTAAACCCTTCCGATTGAACTGCAATCGTGCCATTTGCGCTCCAACGTGAGAATCGTTCTGTTAGATTTGCCCGTGCGTCTGGCGTGAGTGGCATCTTGGAGACGTTGCTTTCAATCTGCGTCGTGAGTTCCTGCCACTTGGGTAGCCACTTGGATTCATCTGACTGCCCTTGCTGAAATGTGGCAAAATCCATCTGAGCTTTCTGCATCTCAAGACTGGCGTTCGTGAGATTAGTCACGTCGTTTGCACGCTTTGACTTCTCCGCGATGTCCATTGCCACCTGACCGACATTACCCAGCGCCTTGCCTAGACTGGCATTCGTTACGGCTGGCAAGTTTGCGGTTTGCTGCGTTTGGTTGCCAGTGTTGAGCTGGCCTGGAGATTGGAGGATTGGGATTCGTGCCATGTTAGTATCCTGCTGGACGCTGAGAAACGCTCTTTGGTTTATAACCTGCTGGCACTGTCGATCCGCCAGATGCAGGCTGCGGACGTGTCGAGAACGCTGAAGCAGCGCTTCCAGCCGCTTGCCCTAGCCCTGAGATGGCCGTGCCAACTGCCTCTGATCGAATCTGTGCGGCCTGCTGCGCGCCCATTGCCAGCGTGTTAGTTTGCTGAAAACCGAGGTTACGCTGTGACAAGTCGGCCATGCGCTGCTGATCGGCCAGTTCTGTCTGCTGCTTTGCCCACGTATCGGCTTCAATGGCAAGGCTTGTTCCCGTGCCTAGCATTGCGCCCGATGACGACATGGATGCTAGCTGTTGAGCGCGCACACGACGTTGCTCGACCACTGCGCGCCGCTGATTCTCGTCCGCCTCAAGCGCTTGTCTTGATCGCTCTTGGCCGATGGCATCCGCTTGAGCTTGGGCATTAAGCTCTGCTTGTTTAGCGGCAGTCTGACTTGAGTCATAACTGACGGCAGCGCCGGCAACAGCAAGAATTCCCGCAACAATCTCAAAGCCCGTATTGCACGGCGGACGAGTCGCGCAGTAGTAGCCCATTGGCCCTCCCTCGTGTAGTGGAAAATATTCTAGATGTTCAGAGCGCATAAGTGACTTGAATGGTATGTCTTTCGCCAATGTGCCAGCCATCCCTCTTGATTAGACGAGCAAGTTCAGGTCGGCAGAAATTACGCACTAGCTTATACTCTATCGGCTCGCCATTGCAATTTCTCAAATTTGAGAGGAACGATTTAACCGTCCGCCAAAGCATCGCCCACGCTGCCATGCTGTTTTTTAGCGACGAGTTTGGTCGGCTGTAAAGATTGTCGATAAAGACGAATGGACAGTCGAAGACGAGGTAAACCCAGCACGTCATCAGCGGCCCGTTGTCATCCTCGACCAGAAACCCGTTTGGACTGAGCAACTGCGGAATCAGCACCATGTCACGAGCCTTCGCCCAGGCTTCAACAGTCGGGAAATCGTCGGCAGTATAAGCGCGAATGTTCATGTTAAATTCCAGCTCCCGACGTTCCATCGATTTCAATATCAAGGATCATACCGAGGACGTTAAATGGCACAGCATGACGCGATGCAATAGCAATGTCGCAGGCTTGGCCCCAGTCGAAGTTTAGCGTCTGCGAAAACGTCTGCCCTGTGTTGTGGGAATAATCCTGCACCGCCTCGTCTGGCGCTATTGGGAACTCATCAGTCTCCTGAATGATGCGCGTGTAATTTGTGAAATCAGCGTCGGTGATCTTGCGCCACACGTTGCCGTAGTATGAGCGGAAGATGCGGAATGATGCGCGGGTGATGCGCCATTTTCTCATCTGCGAGGTGCCATCACGAAGCTGAATCTCAAATCGATTTGGAATCAAGTAGGCGGTGAAATGAAAACCGATGTATTGAGTCTGTGCAAGGTTGGCAGTCAAGCCCGTGAAGACTACAGTGCCGCTTCCGCCAGTAATTGCAGCAGTGTAGGGCGACCCGTCCGACTGCGATGATGTGCCGCCATAGATCACGTTTGCACCGGCAGCAGCGGCAAACTGAGGATTGGCAGCAGTGAGATTAGAGAACGTCGTATTGCCTCCAGCGACAGTAACCGAAGCATGAGACATCCATGAGTCCATGCATCGTGCGTCTGTGCCTAGATTTGCCGAGGTCAGGGCATTTCGCATCTCTTCGCCGTCGATGCTTTCCAATGACAAAGCATTGTAATTCATCAGGAATATCAATGAATCAGCCGCCGATGATGACGAGTAAAGACTGCACATTGACTTGCACGCCAGCCGCGAACGGTGACGATGCCATGCAGTCACGTTGTTCTCGCGGTCGTAGGTGAAACCGCTCCATGTGCCGTCAGCGTGAACCAGCCACACGACAGGATCGGGACTCTGAGAGTAGAACATCTGAGTGACGTTTGAACGGCAAATGACATGCTCCGCAAGCAGCGTCATTTCTGGCGCTGAATAGCCGTCCTTTTCAAAGACGTAAGCAAACTCACGCAGTCTGTTGTCTCGCGTAAGCCAGAGCAAACCATCTCCCGAAAGCACAGGTTGAAACTTGCTCGACCCGTAGCGACTCCAACGACGCAAACGAGCACTAGATGGAGTCAATGCCGAATCCTGATCTCCGCTGTCCATCGTCCATTCCTCGCCTGACGTGCCGACGACGAGCGTGCGTTTAAAGCTGGAAATCCATTGAATTTCATTCGCCTGCGTTGCTGCTAGCGTTACATCTAATCCCGACGTGTCGAGTGTGCCGGTTAAGAACGTGTAAAAGTCATCTGTCTGACTGCCCCAAATGCGCGTCGGCTCCGTTGCTGTAGATGCGAAGAATAGCCGCGAGTCATGGAATGAAACCGTCTTGGGATAGCCGCGAACAGCAGAGAACGCGCCCTTGCGCCAGATCGGGAATGCCGAACCAATAACTTCGTTTGGAATGAGTGAATTAACGGCGAGCTTCGGAATACCTATAGCCTGCAATGGTGAATCGTAGGTCTGAATCAAAAATGGTATTTCTAAGCGACCATAAGCAGGCTCAATCGTCATTGTTCCAGTAGCGCCACTTCCAGTAGGGCCAAGCGATCCAGTTCTAATTGCAACCATGCGATACCAGCCGCCAGTATTTGGAGCGTCGGCGGTGTAGCTGATAGTCCCTTCAACTATCGTCTGTGAATACCATTCTTTGATCGTGGTAAAGTTAATCCGATCAAGTGACTCCTGAAGTTGAAAAGTGGTAAATGTTGGAGCAACTCCAGATGCCCAAGCAGTTCTAGCAAGATACGAGCCTTGAATAAATACTGCTGCGGTTGTTGTGGTCGAAGGCGCGGCGACAAGCGGCTCAGATGCAAAACGCTTCGTCGATCCTGGCGATAGTTGCCAAGTTGAACCGGCCTCAGTAGCATCAAAGGTGGCAGACGATGCAATCAAACGGTAGTCGGTAACGGTAATCAATGCCCACTCTGCGCCAAGTCCTGGGCGATTTGCCGACGATGCAGTGTGACCTGTGACGCAGATGTAGTTGCTGCCGAAGTATTCCACTACATCACCCGCAACGTGAGTCGTGCCAACATTCCACGGCGGCAAATAAACAGCCGCCGACCATGAGGCGTTTAGAACGATGTTAGCCGTTGACGGAGTGGCTGAGTTGTAAACAAAGGTCTTGAGGTGATCAAGGTTAGTCTGGACATAAAAAACGCCAGTTCCTGCGGTGTATGTTCCACCCGTAGCGGTTGTGCCGTCTAACTGAAAACTATTGGCGAGGACTGAGCTAATTGAAAAATAGCCGTTAGCATTAATTGCACCACCGACTCCAAAGATATCAACAAAGTCGCCATTGCTTAACCCGTGAGCGTTGGCCGTAATTTGAATCTTGCCTCCCACGATAGAGGCTCCCGTAATAGCCTGAGTAAATGGCATCGTGACAAGATTACCCTGCGAATAAACAGAGCTAGCATCCCAGTAATTTGCATCATACAAAAGCTTTAACGTCACCGCATCGTCTGGCGGATCAAGCGCAGGCGCAAACTGGAAGGGAACATCGGTAAACGTCCAGCTTGTGTCAGTGACTCGAGTGATGATCTTGGGATGCTTTGTCGCAACCGTGAGATACATTAGGTCGTTAAGCTGAGCAAAGTGCAGGTCTGCAATCTCAGCCTCGGTATAAGTAGTCGTAAGCGTTGCCTTTAGCGTAAAAACGCCAGCAGAGTATGACCAAATCTTGATGGCATTTGTTTTGAATCCGAGAACAAAGCCAGAGCTTACCGAGCGACGGAATGGAATCAGCCGCACGCATCCAGTTACGTCGGCATTAGCAGCACCAAAACGAGTGCCTGGCCTTTTGAACGCGCCACCGTATGACCGCACCATGAAGTTTTCAAGCAGTCTGCAACCTGTCGCATATTTCTCGGAGTCGGTGCGACCATCCATGATCGGTGACATCTCGCCACCGTTAAAGACCGCTTTGATCGTTTGGAACTGTGAACTCATAGTGAATAGCCTCCACGCGACAAGACAACTTGAGAGTCATCAAACGGAGTGATGCGCCTGCCCTTTCCCTCGTTGGCATCTCGCGCCTTCGCCGGTGGTGCCGCGGCCTTCGTAAAGAACTGATGCAACTCAATTGCCCTGCCGCTACTGCCAGCGGTGTCAGACGCGATGTATGAAGCGAGCAGGTAGCTGAACGCAGTCACAAAGTCGGCTGGGTATTTCGTGATGTCGGTGATTCGCTGGATGTATTTCAGATTGATCGTTTCGTCGTCGCAAAGGATCACTCCTTTTTCGAGCAGGAAATCAGAGCCATCATCCTCGTTCTGTCCACCATCTGCGTTGATTGAAATGGGACGAAGGCAATCAGTCGGCGGCGTGTGCTGGAAATCGTATGCAAACTGAGGAATGCCGACGACTTTGCCTGTGCCACTTGTGTAGGTGCCAGCAAACACCGAGTCGTCGAGCGTGAAATTGTTGGCGTTAATCACAGTGACATACCATTGACCATTGGCGACAGTCACGCCTTGAACATCCTTCACATAAACGCGATCACCCGTAGCATAACCGTGTCCTGCGTGCGTAATCTTGATGAGGCCGCTTGAGTCAGTAACGGCAGTGCCTCCTGTAAGAGTGTGGTAAGTAACAGTCTGCCGCTTGCGGGCTGTTGCAAAGTTCCACGGGTGCGCCCGTAACGTCTCGTCGAGCGCGGTGTAAACAGGCGTGCCAGCTTCGGGATTCCACCATTTGCGAATGCTTGCAGCTTGCTGAGTGCTGTCGGTTGATAGTGCCGTCAATGCTCGTCCACCAAGGTGGGCAATTGCAAGGTTTGCGATCTCGGTTGCTGTTGCTGCCATAGTAGTGGGATGATACACAAAAAGCGGAGCAATGCAACCGCACCGCTCCGCTCTTTGGTTAGGTTAGGATCAGTTGTAGATCGAATATGTGATGGTCACATAAATCGTTCCAGCCAACGAACCAGAGGCAGTGGCGCAAGTCAGCATAACAAGCGTGTTGTCTGTGGTAGTAAGTGCGGCTGGAGTAAGATCAGCAGCAACTGGCACTGATGGAGAGCTTGAGAACAAAAATGTTCCACCTGCCGTGCTCACATCAAGACCGTCAAGATAAAGGTCAGTGTTTGAAGCAGTGCCAATATCAATTGTCAAAGTTCCAGTGCCTGGATCAGGAGTTTCAACGTAACTTAAAGCACGATGAACCAATGCGCCTTTTGGAAGGTAGCAAAGAGCCAGCGTGTCACCAGTAGCTTCAGCATCAGTAAGTGTGTATGCCACACGGATGGAGTGAAGAGTGCCACCGTTAAGTGGAGATTTGGTTGGGCGTTCGGATCCGTCAATGAGTGCGGAAACTTGTCCAAGAGTGAATGTGTCTGTAGGAGTGAGTGCGGCCATAATGGTATTTTATTGAATGTTGAGCTTTAGTGAGGTTTAGATTGTCGGGATTGGGTAGCCAGGATCGGCGATTGCATTGATTGCAGTAACAATGTCAGTGACTGGCGTTGTTGATGCCTTAGCAATCTGACGAATAAAGCGACGCAGCGCCACGATATTTGTGGCATCAATAACAAGCTCTTCTTCCGCGCCTCCTTCAAGGGCGGTAGAATCCATTGTATTGCGGCCAGGTTTGATACTGACTTGGTATGTAATGCGTTCGGCCATAGTGGGTAGGTTTAGAAAGGGGCGGCTTTTACACCGCCCCTCTCAGCTTAGTGGTTATGGGGACTCGTCGCAATAGATACGAACCACTTTTTCATTTTCAGTGCGGACGGCACCGAGCATCATGGTGGAGCGGATCTGGAGGGCGTGGCGGCGAGTAGGCAGGATGTCCATCTGAACCTTGCGGTCAGACATTGCGAACTTGATTGCCGACTTGTGGAAGGCAAACACAGAGCGGATGTCAGTGCTGGTATCGCGTGCAAGGCGCTGTGAGGCCAGGAACTTGAAGCCAAGGAACGTGTCAACTTGACCAGACACAAGAGCTTTGACGCTGTTGTAGTCTTCGCTGGTGACTTCCGTGGTGCGAAGGAGGTCTTGCACCTGTTGAGCACCGCAAACAAGCATGCGGTCAGCGTTTGGCACTTCGGCCAAGTCCATCAGGTATTTAGCCCGACGGAGTTTGCCGATGGTCAGACCGCTAGCTGCGCTCGTGCCGTTCTCAACGTAGGTCGAGGCGAGAGAGTAGTTAGTGTCGAACTGATTTGGAGTTGTTCCGTCTTCACCGATGTAGCGAGTAGCGTCAAAAGCAGTGATGATCACATCATCGATTGCACGGTTAAATGCCATCGCGTGGGACTGGACTTCATCGCTCGTTGGAAGAACGATGCTGCCGAGGAAGTGCTTGTCGAACTCATCAAAGACGGTGACTTTTT